GGAGCGCAACGAACATGACCTACTTAGAACTTGTTAACGATGTGTTAGTTCGCTTGCGTGAAAGCACAGTATCTACTGTTGGCGAAACAACCTATTCTTCTTTGATTGGCAAGTTTGTCAATGATGCCAAGCGTCAGATTGAAGATACATATACTTGGAATTGCTTAAATCAGACAGTAACAGTCACTACTGCTACCAATACAAGTTCATATTCTTTAACTGGTACTGGTCAGAAGTTTCGTATTGCTGAAGCTCTTAATACTACAAACTATATTGTATTGAGCAACATTGCAGTTTCAGACATGAACCGCAAGTTGAACTTTGGCACACCAGTTCAGGGCGTTCCTTCTGAATATTGCTTTAATGGTTCAGATGGCAATGGTGATACAAAAGTAGATTTGTATCCTGTTCCTGATGGCGTTTACACATTGAAATTTGATGTAACAATCCCACAAGCTAATTTGACTGCTGATGGTACATCTGTGAAGGTTTTGGACTATTTGGTTACTCAAAGTGCCTATGCTCGTGCTTTGATTGAGCGTGGTGAAGATGGTGGAACAAACTCTACTGAGGCTTATGCTCTGTTTAGAGGGATGCTCTCTGACGCTATTGCGATGGAGTCCACTCGTTATCCTGAAGACAACTTTGTGGCGGTCTAATGGCAGGACAACTACAAAGTTACAGTCTCTCAGCACCAGGCTTTTATGGCCTGAATACTGAAGATTCCCCTCTTGATTTAGGGGCTGGCTTTGCTTTGGTTGCAACCAACTGCATTTTAGATCAGTATGGTCGTATTGGTGCTAGAAAAGGTTGGTCAAGGGTTAACTCTTCATCTGGTGCTTTGGGTGCTAATGATGTTGGTGTTATCCATGAATTAGTCCAGACTGACGGGACTCTTACAGTTCTGTTTGCTGGCAACAACAAAATATTCAAACTTGGCACTTCTAATGCGGTGACTGAGTTGACCTATGGTGGGGGGGGTACTGCTCCCACTATTACTGCATCTAACTGGCAAACTGCATCCTTAAATGGAATTGCATACTTCTTCCAAACTGGTCACGATCCTCTGATTTATGACCCCGCTATAAGTACAACTACTTATCGCAGAATATCTGAAAAGTCTGGCTATGTTGCTACTGCTCCTCAAGCCAACATCTGTATCTCAGCGTTTGGTCGTTTGTGGGTAGCTAATACTGCTACTGACAAAACAACTATTACCTTCTCTGATCTGATTGCAGGTCATGTATGGGGTGGCGGCACTTCAGGCTCATTGGATGTTTCACGGGTCTGGCCTAATGGTGCTGATGAGATCATGGGGTTGGCAGCGCACAATGATTTCTTGTTCATCTTTGGCAAGAGACAGATTCTTGTCTACTCTGGTGCTTCTACACCTGCAAGCATCGTTCTAAGCGACACAATTGGCTCGATTGGATGTATTGCTAGAGACACGATTCAAAGCGTTGGCTCTGATGTGATTTTCTTGTCCGACTCTGGTGTTCGCTCACTGATGAGGACAATTCAAGAGAAGTCTGCACCCCTAAGAGACTTGTCTAAGAATGTGCGTTTCGATCTGAACTCATCACTGGCAAGCGAAACACTGGCTAACTTGAAGTCTGTTTACTCAGAAAAAGAAGCCTTTTATCTGCTTGTTCTGCCCGCTACTTTCCAAGTTTACTGCTTCGATACCAAGCAAACATTGCAAGATGGTGCTTCCCGTGTAACCAAATGGGACTCTATTGCTCCAACTGCTTTGCGTTCTTTGCGTAATGGCGACTTGTACATTGGTAAGAATGGCTATATCGGCAAGTATGGGACTTATCTTGATGACACAGTAACGTACCGATTTGCGTACTACACGAACAATGCTGACTTGGGAAACCCTAATCAGATTTCTATTCTGAAGAATATTACAGCGATTGTGATTGGTGGCTCTGACCAGTTCTTAACTATCAACTGGGGCTTTGACTATTCTGGAGCTTATCGAGCCGAGAACGTCTATATCCCATCACAGACAAGTTACGAATATGGCACTGCTGAATACAACATTGCTGAATACACAAGTGGTGTGCCAATTAAGACGTTAACAGCAAATGCTTCTGGTGCGGGAAAGATTGTCCAGACAGGGTATGAAACAACCATTAAAGGTGTTTCTTTTTCATTGCAAAAGATTGAAATTCAAGCCAAAGATGGCAAAATGGGTTAAGGAGAAATATCGTGAGTAATTACACAAAAACAGTAAACTTTGCGTCAAAAGACAATTTGTCTCCTGGCAATCCTTTAAAGATTGTAAAAGGTACTGAGATTGACACTGAGTACAACAATATTGCTACTGCTGTTGCGACAAAGACAGACAATGCTTCTGCCAATATTACTGGTGGTTCAATTACTGGTATTACCGATCTAGCGGTTGCTGATGGCGGTACTGGTGCTTCTACTGCTGCTAATGCTCGTACTAATCTGAGTGCTGCTTCAAGTGGTGCTAACTCTGACATTACTTCTATTACTGGTCTTACAACTGCGTTGACAGTTGCACAAGGTGGTACTGGTGTAACTAGCTCAACAGGTACAGGTTCTGTTGTTCTGTCAAACAGTCCTACTTTGGTGACTCCCGCATTGGGAACTCCTGCTTCTGGTACGGCAACTAACCTAACAGGATTGCCGATCTCAACTGGTGTAAGTGGTTTAGGTTCTGGTGTAGCTACTTTCTTGGCTACTCCATCATCTGCTAACCTAATCTCTGCCGTAACAGACGAAACTGGTTCAGGTGCTTTGGTGTTTGCCAATAGCCCAACCTTGGTTACTCCTGCTCTTGGAACTCCATCCGCTTTGGTTGGCACAAACATCACAGGAACTGCCTCTGGTTTAACAGCAGGTAATGTCACTACTAACGCTAACCTAACAGGTGCAATTACCTCTACTGGTAATGCAACATCTTTGGGTTCATTTAGCTCCTCCAATCTTGCGGGTGCTTTGACTGATGAAACGGGTTCAGGATCAGCAGTATTTGCTACCTCACCTACTTTGGTGACTCCTATCCTTGGAACACCTACTAGCGCAACTTTAACGAACGCTACAGGGCTTCCAATCTCTACTGGTGTGTCAGGTCTAGGAACTGGTGTAGCAACGGCTCTAGCGGTCAATGTAGGCTCTTCTGGCGCACCTTTGGTCAATGGTGGTGTGCTTGGTACTCCATCTAGCGGTACTGCAACCAACTTAACTGGTTTGCCTTTGTCTACTGGTGTAACAGGAACACTGCCCGTTGCTAATGGTGGTACAGGAACAGCAACTCCTAGTATTGTTGCGGGAACAAACGTAACTGTTACTGGCACATGGCCTAATCAAACTATTGCGGCATCTGGTGGTGGCGGTGGAACTCCTGGCGGCTCTACAACTCAAGTTCAATACAACAATGCGGGTGCATTTGGTGGCATTACAGGTGCTACAACTGATGGCACAGCCTTGACTCTTGTTGCTCCTGTCTTGGGAACTCCTGCAAGTGCTACTCTAACTAACGCTACTGGCTTACCTTTATCCACAGGGGTGACAGGCACTTTGCCAGTAGCTAATGGCGGTACAGGACAAACATCCTACACAGATGGTCAACTTCTAATTGGTAACACAACAGGAAATACGCTTACTAAAGCCACTTTAACTGCTGGTTCTGGCGTAACAATTACAAATGCAAGCGGTGCTATCACCATTGCGGCTTCAGGCGGTGGAGGCTCACCAGGAGGCTCAACCACACAATTGCAATACAACAATGCAGGTGCTTTTGGTGGAATATCTGGCGCAACTACAGACGGCACTCGGGTTACTCATTCGACTACTGTTGGTGTTGGTGGTGCAACTCCATCTACATCAGGCTCTGGAATCACATTCCCCGCCACTCAATCAGCATCATCAGACGCTAATACGCTAGATGACTATGAAGAAGGTACTTGGACACCTGCTTTATCAAACTTAACAGTCACATATGGCAGTAGAACAGGAACATATACAAAAATTGGAAATCGGGTTGTTGTGTTTTTTGAAATTCAATTAACTGCAAAAAGTGGTACTGGTCTCACTTGGATTACAGGACTGCCTATTGCGCCAAGCGGTGCTACTGGCGATGTCGGTAGCATTATGGTTACTGATGGAGGTTCAGGATTTACAACTGCTTTTCCAGCTGTGTTTAGTGCAGACACTAACTTGTATTTATATTTACAAGGCGCAACAGCCAGAGTAAATTGGGATAATACTAACCTAACGGCAACAACATTATTTAGTGGAACAATTGTTTATAAAACTGCAAATTGAAGGAAAAATCATGTCACTTACTAAAACTACTGCAATAGACCAAATTACTGTTGAAGAAAACGGCATCATTCTCTATCGTGAAGCTACACGCATCATGGAAGATGGCAATCAAATCAGCCAAACCTACCATCGTTCAAGCCTTACACCCGCACAAGACCTGACAGGCGTTCCAGCCAATGTCGTTGCAATCTGCAATACAGTCTGGACTGCTGAAGTTATTGCGGCTTATCAAGCAGAAGTAGCGGCTCGTAACGCATAAAGGAAAATATCATGGCTACACAAGCAGAAATCAATGCGGCTCTAGCGGCTGAGTTGGCGGCAAGACCTGGCACGTCAAGAGAGGCTTTGTCTGCTTATGCCCAAAGCACCTATGGACTAACTCCAGATCAAATCAATGCTGCTTATGCGTCATTGGGTTCTACGGGTGGAACAACTGTTACTACTGGAGGAACAAATGTTTCAACTGGTGGAACTAATGTCACTACCAACACTGGATTACTTACTCAAACCAATCAAAATCTAAATTTAGCCAATCAAATTAAAACGTACACAGATGCGGAAGTTAAGAAGGCTCTGCAAGACCTAAGTTATCTTGATCCTAATGCCTCTATCAAAGATATTATTTCTGCGGCTGGTGCTTATGGAATTAGTAAAGATAGAGTTTTAAAGAACATTAGTGCGTTTACCTATAACTCTGCCAACGTAGATAAGTTATCAAAACAAATCTTATCTCAAAACACCACTGCCACATGGAAAGGTAGTGTTAAGCCTGAGACTGCTGCCCGTTACATGGCTGATGACCTTGCCAAGAGTGGCATTACAGACATTTCACAAGTAGGAAAAAGTTTTCTAGGCGTGATTAACAAAGAAACTGGTGAGAAACTTGTTTCTGGTTATGGCGAAAGAACTAAAGGCAACCTCTGGTCTGGCTCTTATGAGGGGGATGGCAATACTGGTTTTGGTGTTCAATTCACAGAATCAGGTGCGCCCATCTTTTATACAGAAGGTGCATCCTCTAGCACTCTGAAAAAAGATTTAATTAAGGCGGCTATTGTGGCTGCTGTAGTATTTGGTATTCCTGGTACTGAAGCACTTTCTGGAATATTTGGATCAGCAGAAGCGGCTAGTGTAGGTCTTACTGCAACAGAAGCGGCAGGTCTTGGTTTGACTGCTACAGAAGCGGCTACATTAGGATTTACTGCGGCTGAGTTAACTGCGGCAGGATACACAGCAGCAGAGGTAGCTACTGCTGGCGCAACTAGTGGTCTTTTAACAGGCAATGCAGCTACAAATGTAGCGACAACACTTACCACTTCACAGATTGCTGATGCGGCTAAGTTAGGTTTAACTGCTGCTCAATATGCGGGTTTGTTATCTAGTGGTGCAACTACTGCTGCGGGTCTTCTGCAACAACAAACTTCTAAAGAAGCGGCTGATAAAGCAAGGGCAATGATTGATACTGAGACTGCTGCCGCGAAAGCAGCTGCGGCCTTTCGTCCAGTTGGAATGACTACCAGGTTTGGTACTTCTGAGTTCAAACTTGATCCAGTAACTGGTCAATTAGTAAGCGCAGGATATACCGCAAGCCCAGGTGTTTTGGAAGCGCAAGATCGTTTGGTTGCTTTGGGCAATCAAGGTTTGGCACAAGCAGAAGGCGCACAGGCTCAGTTTGCTCCTTTACAAGCTGGTGCTACATCTCTGTTTAACCTAGGTAGTAAATATCTTGCTCAATCACCTGAAGCCGTTGCAGAAAACTATTTGAAGAGTCAGATGTCTTTGTTGCAACCTGGTCGTGAGTTGGAGCTTGCTAATCTGCAAAACAAACTGCAACAACAAGGTCGTGGTGGTTTGGCGGTTGCTCAAGGCGGTACTTTGGGTGATACAACTCCTGAACTACAGGCTTTGTTTAATGCTAGGGCTACTCAAGAAGCTCAATTGGCGGCTAATGCTCAACAGTATGGTCAACAACAGGTTGGTTTTGGTGCGGGATTGTTGAGTCAAGGCGCACAAACAATGGGTCAGTATTATGGTGGTCAACAAGCCGCTTATGCTCCTTACACAACTGCTTTGGGTCAATTCACAAACTTAGAGCAATTGGCACAACAGCCTTTGACATTAAGTGCAGGACTTGCTCAACAATCTGCTACAGCGGGTGCTAATGTGGGTCGTTTAGGCTTATTAGGTGCGGGTGCAAGCGTAGACTTAGCAACAGGTAAAGCCGCTACTACTAATCCATATTCAACTGCATTAAGTGGTTTAACTTCTAACCCATTACTTACGGACGCATTGGCTAGGTCATTATCTGGTGTATCCCCCGTTACGGCTATGAGTGCTCCAGCAACGACATTTGGAACTGGTAACTATTATGGTAGCCAAGACCTCGGTTTATATTTGTAAGGATTCATCATGGCTGAAAATATCGTAACAAGTCTTTTTGGACTAAACCCACAGATGTTTGGTGAGCAACAAAGAACAAGTGCTTTGGCAGAAGGCATTAGGTTAGCTAATCTAGACCCTGCTTCTCGTGGTGCGGCAATGACCTATGCGGGTGCTAGAGGTCTTGGTGGTGCTATTGCTGGTGCTATGGGTGTAGAAGACCCACAACTGAAGATGATTAGCGTTCGTCAACAGATTCTTAGCCAATTAGATCAGTCTGATCCTGAGTCGTATAGCAAAGGTGCTCAGATGTTGGCACAAGCTGGCGACCAACAAGGTGCTATGGCTTTTGCAGATTATTATCGTAAGGCACAAGGTGATATAGCACAAACGAAACAGAGACTAGCGGCTGCATTAGCGTCTGAGGCAACGGCAAAACGTGAGCGAACTCCCACAACCTCTAAAGAGGCTCAATACGCTAAAGATGTGGCATTACTATCAGGGCCAGAGGGTTCTATTGAATACAACACAGAATATGCCAAGGCTTTGTTAGAGGCAAAGGATAAACCAGAAAAACTTATTTCATCTGGTACAGATAGAGATGCTCTTTCACGAGAAATGTATAACAACAAAATATATGTTGATTTGACTTCAACACAACAAGCTGCTGTAAATAAACGCTTAGACGAAGAAAAAGGTAGAACCGCTGAAAAAAGCGCACCAAAAGTTTATACGCCTGGTACACCTGTTCAACCAAAAGATTGGATGGCTTTTGACCAAAATGTATTGAGCAAAGACCCAACAATGCAACGCACATCAACAATTTTATCTGATGCGCCAAGTGCTATTGATATTATTAGATCATCTGCAACTAATGACATTTCTGCCGCTACTTTGCCTGGTGCTTTGGCTAGGTTGACGGGCGAAGGTAAGAATATGTCCAATGCTGATGTCAATAGATATGCCCGTACTGGTGGATTAGATGATCGTTTGGCACAAGATGCTGTAAAGTTCTTTACTGGTAGAACAACTGAAGTAAAGAAAGATCAAGCAGAGAAGTTCGCTATTGCTTTGTATCGTGGTGCTTTACTTGAGCGTAAAAAGAAACTTATAGATTCTTCCGAACAGTATGGCTATTCAGAGTCGCCCAATTACAAAGTTGCATTACGTCAAATTGACGATCAACTTGGGCAGTTTAAACTTGTTAAAAAAGGTGAAAGCGCACCAACTGCAACAAAAACTGGCGATCCTTTGATTGATAAATATCTGTTCCCTCAAGCGGAGAGTAAATAATGGCGACTTACGAACAAGTGATGGAAGCCCTGCGTAGAGCAGATGCAGAAGGCAATGTAGAGGACGCTCAAAAATTAGCTCAAATGGCTACAACACTTCGCCCAGAAGGTGCTGGTGGTGGTCGAGGCTTTATGGGTGGCCCTACTGCTGAAGGTAAAGCAAGAGCCGCCACAGGTTTAGGTGAGTTACTATTTGAAAGTGTAAAGAAAGGTGTTACACAACCAGCGGCTAGGTTTACGGCAGGTAGTGCCATGCAACAAGGCACATTTGCTGGCGCTTTTCCTACTCAACCAGAACTGGAGCAAGTTACTACTGAGAGTGTTCAACGTGGTATGGGTGTTGATACTGGCATTCGCCCTGCAACAGGTACACAACGATACATGGCGGCAGGTGTAGAGGCTTTGGCAGACCCAACAAATCTGATTGGTTTGCCAGTCACAGCAGCGGGAAGACTTGCTCTTGGTGTAGGGTCTACTTTAGCTGGCGTTGGTGGTGAATTTGGTGGTGAAGTTGGTAAACAAGTAGGTGGAGTAACAGGTCAAGTTACTGGCGGTATTTTGTTTGCTTTGCTATCAGGAGCAGGTGGTGCTAAAGGTGTTGGCTTAATGGCAGAAGCCAAAAATAGAGTCAATATAAAAGACTTCAATGTTGAGGATTTAGCGGGTGTCGAAGGAACTTCTAGAGCCAAAGATTTGGTTGAGAAAGCACTGGCTGCTGATCCTGATCTAAAAACTCGTTTAGAAGACATAAAGAAAAAGATTGCTTTTGTTGGTGGACAACCTGATATTTTGGCAACTGGTGGTGTTGATAGCAGAATTTTTAGAGCAAGTTTAGAGAATTTAGTTAGCAAAGATGCAAAAGTAGCTGGTGATCTAAAGAAAATTTATGATGACTTGCAGACTGCTGTGCGTGTCAAGGCTAATGAGTTGTACCCAGAACCTAGTTCAGGCAATAAATTTATTCCTGCTGAGATTCCAACAGCATCAACAAAAATTGCAGAGCTTGAAATTGACTACGGGAAAAGATTAAAAGCACTTTCTGACCAACAAGAAAAACTTACTCAGTCTTTAAATTTGGCTGGAAATATTGCGCCTGTTGATCTTGGAAAACCAATTCAAGGTGTTGTTTTGGCGCAAGAAGCTGCGGCTAGAAATGCTTTGTCTCCAGAGTATGAGAGCGTTAAAAAGCAAGCATCTCAATTAGGTGCTATTTTGCCAGCTAATCAAACTCAAGCCTTGTTGGATACAGCTAAAGATTTGTTTATGCAAGACCCTTGGGGTCGCCAATCTGATCTATTAAAAATGGTTCAGAAGCAAGGTGCTGAGTTTTCAAGACTTAGAAAGCAAAATCAAGTAGACACAACTCTACCCGCAGTGCCTGGTCAACTTCCTAATGATTTGACTGTTGGCCTGGATATTACAAGCCTAGACTCATTAAAGAGGCGTGTAGCGGCTGATATTCGCACGATCAAAAACGATGCAACTAAAGACAAACTAATCTTGTTGCAACAGCGTGTAGATGATGCTTTAAATCAAGTGCAAAACTCTAGTGGCGACATCAATGTTAATTTCCGAGGTGGAAAGACAACATTTGGTGATGCAATGTCACAACTTGATTTGGATTACTACAACAAGGTAGGAATTCCATTTAAGGATGCTGATGCCATTCAGAAGATTGGTTCACAAGAGTATGCAGAACGAATTGCTCCTCAGTTGGCAAACAGTCCTACGGCAATGACTCAGTTCTTAAAGGTTGCTGGTGATGAAGGTATGCCTTTGGCTGAAAAAGCAGTTATGTCTAAGTTATATAACTCTGCCTTAAACAAGGAAGGCTTTATTGATCCTGTAAAGCTAAATTCTTTGATTACAAAGACAAGCAACAATGGTGGTTATAGCGATATTCTTACTCAATTGCCTGGTCTTAAAACTAGACTTGATGATGCTGCCAATAGAGCCAACCTTCTTTCTGGTGAGCGAGTAGCCATTGATGATGCCGCCAAAGCTGAGAGAGTTCGTTTAGGCGACTCTTTCTTGGCAAACTATGAAACTGGTGGTGTTGATGCAATTACAAGCCGTATGCTTGGTTCTACGGGTAAGGGTTATCAATCAAAGTTCTTTAATGATTTAGCTAAACTGTCGCCAAACGATCAAACTAATACTACGTTGGCTGTTCAAAACGCTTTGGTTACAAAGATGTTAGACAACAAAGACCCGTTTGCTTATTTGCAAAAGAATAAAGATACGTTTGTTCGACTGTTTGGTAGACAACATTACGATAACTTGGCTTCCTTGGCTGATGTACAGCGTTTGGCAACAAAGATAGATGTAGATCGTCTTCCTGTGGATCAGGCGGCTATCAAAGAAATGTCTGCATTACAAAGAACAATGGGTGGTGTAGACCCCAAAAAGGTTTCTGCCATCTTGGTAAACCAAATCTCTAGTGTGTTTAACAAGGGTTTTCGTATTGCGGCTGCTATTGGTCAGGAAAATATTGACCAAGCAACTAAAGACGCTCACAGAAAGTTGTTTATGGACAAGGGCGGTTTGGATGGCGTGATTAAGGCATCTACCCGTTTGATAAACAAAAAAGGTCAAGAAGTAGAATTAACAGACTTTATCAAGCCTGGTGATTTGTCTAATATGGCAAACTCATTAGGTATGTCCGTAATGCGAACTGGCTACTTGGGCGGTTCTGTTGCGGCTTCACCAAGTGAGGTGATAGCTCCAGAACCTGAGTCTTCTTACGAATACACACCAACGGCTCGGTAATGAGAGACTTTGCCGAAGCATTTGTTGCGGCTGTCTGTGTCACTTGCTTTGTTGTCTTTTGTAGTTACATCATTATTTGGGCGTATCCGTGAGATGGCTAATAGCACTTGTTTTAACTCTATCGCTTCATTCTGCTGGTCAAGACCTATGCAGTGTGCGTGAGTTTTACATAATTGCTTACACGATCCATAACCCAACTGAACGTCATCAACAGATGTCTGCTTGGCTTACAAAACATAAAACATTGTGTAAAAGTTCCGACATGACTGTTATATGGAATAACTTGAGTGAATGGGCGGGTAGTG